ATTAAAGCATGTATTAAAACAAGAGGTGTTAAAGTTGAAGCACTTCCTACATTTGATATTGAATATCTCTTCCTTAATATTAGAGGTAAATCTGTAGGAGAGAATCTTGATGTTAATATTATTTGTCCCGATGATAAGGAGACAGAAGTGAAAGTTAATATTAATTTAGATGATATTAAATGTCATAAGAATGAAGGTCATACAAATAAAATTAAACTTGATGATAGTCTTATGATGGAAATGAAGTATCCATCTTTGGATGAGTTTATTAAGTCTAACTTTGATTTGGATGAGAAGAATCAGATGGATCAATCATTTGATTTGATTGCTCAATGTATTGACAAAATTTATAGTGAAGAAGAAGTTTGGACAGCAGAAGATTGTACGAAGAAAGAGATGAGTGAGTTCCTTGAGTCGATGAATTCTTCACAGTTTAAAGAGATTGAAAAGTTCTTTGAGACAATGCCAAAGTTATCTCATACTCTTAAGGTAACTAATCCAAAGACTAAAGTTGAAAGTGAAGTAGTACTGGAGGGTCTAGCGTCTTTTTTCGCATAGGCATGATCCATATGGATCTAGAGAATTATTTTAGACTGAATTTTTCTCTCATGCAGTACCATAAATATAGCCTGACAGAGATTGAAAATCTTATTCCTTGGGAACGAGACATATATGTTGCTCTTCTTCAACAACATCTTGAAGAGGAAAAATTAAAACAAGAACAACAAGCAAGATCTAATGCCACAAGGTAGACCCAATTCATATGCAGGAGGAGGCTTTATAAAGTCTATGAGGGAGAAGCACGAACCTCATATGAAGCTTGCTGGTAGAGTTGATCGTCTTGAGAAAGATCTTCCTATTGCTCTTGCTGGAATACACAAGACATCAAGTAAGTCCTTTGGATTGCAAAGGAAAACTTTGATGAGGGTGATTGACCTTGAGAAAAAAGTTTCTGGAATAACAATAATAATAGAAAAGATAGAGGAAGGTTTGGAAGATGCTGCAGCAGATGCTGTAAAGAAACCACCAAGAAAGAAAAGACCAAGAAAGAAGAAACCACCAAAAAAATCTGCAAAGAAACCTACACCAAAAGATTGGGGTGAAGAAGTACCTGGAGATTGGGATGCAACAAGTGGATCAGAAGATACAATACCTGAAGATGAGATAGGTGGTGCAATAGATGGTATAGATGATAGTGTAGATGACGGTAAAGATGATATTGGTGGTGCAGATGTTATAGATGTTCCTGCAGGTACTTCAGATACTACAAGCACTTCAGTTAGTACAGTAGAAGAGATAAAGGAAGTTAAAGAAGAGACTAAAAAGATTCATAGTACGATTAGTACACTTACTAGTCATACAAGAACTAATCTTTCAAAGGTTCTTGGTGTAGAAAAAAGAGTTTCTAGTAATGAGAAAAAGATTACACTGATAAAAAATATATTAAAGTCACAACAGTCGGATCTAGCAGAAAAACTTAAGAGTTTAGAACCTGTTGCAAGTCCATTGGAGATGAGTATACAGAGTATTGTTGATTCGATTAGGTCTATTCATGATACATTAATAAGACAGCAGGACTTGGATAAAGGTCAAGAAGATGATGCTGATATAGATGCTGAACAAGATAAGAGAGATGCTAAAGAGAGTAGTAGAGAAGGTGGTGGTATAGGTGAAGGTCTTAAGAAGACTGGTGAGAAAATGCTTGCACCTGTTAAAAAAGGTTTTGATAGTATTAAGGAATGGTTGATTAAATTCTTTGCTGCCAAGGCAATAATGATGTTTATGAATTGGTTTAGTGATCCTGCTAATGCGAAGAAAGTTTCTAGTCTGTTTAGGTTCATTAAGGATTGGTGGCCTGCAATACTAACTGGTTTATTATTATTTGCAGGGTCGATGTTAGGACCAACGGGAATTATTATAGGAATAACTGCATTGGTAGTTGGGTTTATTCCAAAGATTGTAAATTCAATAAAATCTTTGTTTGGATTTACGAAGGAGACTAATAAGGAAGCAGCAAAGGGTGAGAAAGAGGCAGCTAAAGCAGAAGCACTTGCGGATAAGCAAGATAAGAAAGATGAAAGTGAAGACTTAAAACCAGAAGATGATGTAGGTGATGCACCAGAACCTGGAACACAACAAACTCCTGGAGTTCCTGAAAATCCTGAAAAATTTAATAAGGGTGGTCAGGTTCCTGGACAAGGAGATAAGGATACAGTTCCTGCAATGCTAACTCCTGGTGAGTTTGTTATGTCCAAGGGTGCTGTAGAACAGTATGGTATTGATACATTAGAGGGTATGAATGCTGCTGCTGGTGGTACAAATCAACCAACACCAGTAGAATCATCAGGAGTTCCTGCAAAGAAATCTGGATATTCTGGTGGTGGTCTTGCAATGCCTCAAGTTCCTTTGGTTAATGGATATAAAGGTGGTGGTCAAGTTAAAAAAGGTACTTATGAAACAGCTGATAAATCTCATTTTGGAACAACTGGATATAGAATGGGTCAAGTGAGACCAGATATGTATGTTTATAGTAATGAAAAATTTATATCTAGTTACAAAACACAAGGTGGTAGGGTAATAGAGAATAAAGAAGATTATAAAGAAATTGGTGGTTCCATTGCTGTTGAGGATTTAATGACACATCAGAAGGAACTTATGGGTAAGATTAATAAGGTTCCTGGTTATGAACAGACTAATATTATTGATGTTATGGAACGTATTAATGATAGAGGAAGACTTGTAGATATGCCAGATGAAGTACTTTATCCTATTCTTAATTCGAGTGCTGCACATAAAGCAACAGAAGAAAAGATGGATGCAGCAATCAAGTTGGATATGAAAACTGGATTGGCATTTGCAAATCCAAACAAAGTAATGGCAGATATTAAAGCAGCAAATGATGCAAGAGCTGCACAAATATCACCCAATCAATCAGGAACATCAACTCCAGGTGCTCCTACTCCACCTACAACAACAGTTGCTTATCAACAGGCTCAATCAGCAGCACAAGGTGCTAGTGGTGGTACTTCTACTGCAAGTCCTGGTGGAAAGGTTCCACAATTTAGTGCTGCTGCAAAGTTATCTCCACATAAAGTAAAGGTATTGGGGATTAGTAGATAATGGCGAAGATAGATACCAAAAAACTTTTACCTCATGCTTCTAAAACACATACAGTTTCGGAAGAATCTGTTCAGAAGGTTAGTATTATTGCTAGTAAATTAATTGATGTTGATACTATTTTAAAGGGAAGTCTTGCATTAGATGAGATAAGAAAAAAGAAAGAGAGGAAAGCAAAAGAAAAGAAGAAAAGAAACCTAAAGGAGAAGATGCGTGAGAGTATAAAGGGAGCTGCTAAAGGAGTAGGAAAGAGTATAAAGAAAAAGGCTGGTGGTATGATGGATTGGTTGAATAAACTGGTCTTTGGTGTTGTAATGATTAGTTTATTGAAACTGATGCCTGTCATAAAACCATTACTTCCTGCTCTTGGAATGGCTTTTGATGGGTTAGTAACAGTTGTAGGATGGTTGGCTAATGCTGCCATGACATTAATTCATTGGAGTTATAAACTTTATGATGGGTTGAGAGGATTTGTAAAAAATATTTTTGGTGAGGGTGGATTAAAAGTTTTTGATAATTTGATGGCCGTTTTGAATAACTTTATGAATGTGGCCCTTATGGGAGTAATGGCCTTATTGAAGTTTAAGTGGTTGCGTAACTTTGCTAAAAATATTACCAAAAGAATTGGTAAACTCATAATGAAAATTCCTGGTGTTAAGAATGCAGTCAGGTGGGCAGGAACAATGGGTAAGAGAATGATAGGAAGAACGGGTAGAAAATTACTTAAAACTATAGGACAAAAAGGATTAAAGAAAACTATAACAGGTGGATTAAAGACTGCAGCATCGAAAGGAGCAGCAAAGGTTGGTGGGTTTGCTGCAAAGTTATTTGGTAAGGCAGCAAAGTTTATTACACCTGCATTTAAGAGTGCTAAACCATTCGTTTCAAAATTCTTTGGAAGAGTTCCTATTGTAGGCCCTCTTATTGTTGGAATAGTATCCTTACTTTCAGGAGAAGGTGCAGGAAAAGCAATCTTTAAAATGGTTGGTGCAGCACTGGGTGGTTTCCTTGGTGGTGCTCTCGCTGCTGGTGTTACTACTGCTACTGCAGGTATTGGTGCATTAGTATCACCAGCTATGGTTATGCTTGGGGAATTGATTGGTGTCTTTGTGGGTGATATGCTTTATGATCTTATATTTGGTGGTGGATTGGCTGCCATTGCTGGTAAGTTGAAAAAGTTAGTTGGGGATGTATTTGAGAAAGCACTTAATGTTGGTACAGCAATAGTTGATTTTATTAAGGATGGTTTTAAAAATTTCATTAAAGATTTCCCAACCATACCCATACCAGATATTAGACCAGGTGGTATACTTGCAAGTATATTAGAGCATGTTCCTTTTGGTAAGAAGATACTCGGTTTAGGTGTTCCATTTACTGATTGGAATGTTAGAGGTGCATTGAATAGTCTTCCAGGATTGCAGGAGTTTTTAGGATTCTTTGCTCAAGGAGTTCCTGGTCTTAATACTTATGTTGAAGATGGTAAACTGAAAAAGATTCCTAATCTTTTAATGTTGACTCCACCTGGAATGCCTTTCCTTATTCCTCATTTAAAAAGTTCATTCTTTGGTGGTAAAGAAAAGGTAGGAGATGGTCCTAAAGGTGATACTAAAAAACTTCCAGGAGCAGAAGGGCAAACCAAAGCAGAGAAGAAAGCAGCGAAGAAAGAAGCAGCAAAGAAGAAGAGAGAAGAACTAAAAGCAAAACTAAAAGAAAAAGTTGGTGGGTTCTTTAATAAAATTAAAGGTGTTGTTGGTAAGGGTATAGAAAAGGGTAAGGAGTTAATACAGATGGCGAAAGATAGGAAGGCAAAGGCTCTAGAAGCCAGAAAAGCGAAGAGAGAAGAGTTTGCCAAGAGTGTTGGTGGAATGTTTGGTAAAGTTAAATCTGCTGTTTTGGGTGATAAAAAAGTTGATAGTGGTGCTGGTTCTCTCCA